AGATGATCCGGCCCCAATGCTCGGCGGCGATCTTGATATGAATGGGCATCAGATCCTCGGCTTGGCGGCCGTCGCAACGTCCGGAAGCTATAGCGATCTGACGGGAAAGCCAACACTCGGAACCTCTGCCGCTCTGGACGTCGACACAGACGGCGCGATGGCAGCAAATAGCGACGCAAGAGTGCCGTCGCAAAAAGCCGTTCGCACCTATCTTGACGCGCGCATTGCCGCTCTCGACGTCGTGGAGATCAAAGGCGGCATCGATTGCTCGACTAATCCGAACTACCCCGCAGCAGATGCAGGGTATTTGTACAAGGTAACGGTTGCTGGCAAGATCGGCGGGGCATCCGGTCCTAATGTAGAAGCTGGCGACACGCTGCTTTGCTTCGTTGACGGATCATCGAGCGGAAACCAGGCATCGGTCGGGGCGAACTGGACGATTGTCCAGGTCAATATTGACGGCGCAGTCATCGGCCCGGGTTCATCGACAAGTGGTAGCGTTGCTACGTTCAACGGGACTGGCGGTAAGCTTCTGCAAGACGGCGGCAAAGCACTGCCGTCCGGAGCCATCGTCGGCACGTCAGACACGCAAACTCTGACGAACAAGACTTTTGACACTGCAGGAACGGGCAACAGCTTCAAGATAAACGGCACTGCGATCACCGACAAGACCGGGACGGGAAAGGCCGTTCTTGATACCTCTCCGACATTGTCTAACCCTGTAGTCGGAACGCAAACCGCTCTTGATAACTCAACGAAAGCGGCGAGCACTGCATATGTGGATAGGACAACACGAGAAATCCTGACGGCGAACCGAACCTATTATGTGAACAAGACCACAGGCAATAACTCCAATAACGGGTTGTCTTCAGGAGCGGCGTTCGCAACGATCCAAAAGGCAATCGACGTCGCTTGTGCTCTAGACCTCTCCATTTATTCCGTGACGATCAACGTTGCAGACGCGACAGGATACGCTGCGTTTGTGCTCAAAAATTATGTCGGCGTTGGTCCAATCAGCATTATCGGCAATACAACGACGCCTTCAAACGTCGACCTTAGCGGTTCATCTACAAACATCAGCGGCACATCATGGAATTGCCGCTACGTTATCAACGGCATGAAGGTTGCGAATTCTGCTGGGAACGCCATTGCATGGAACGGACCCGGTTCTGTCAATATAAATAATATCGAATTTGGCGCTTGCTCTGGCGCGCATATACGCCTCGACAATAGCTGCTTTGTTAGCGGGACAAATGGTGCGTTCAAAATATCTGGGGCGGCAGCATATAGCTGGCTGGTCGGGTTCGGATCGCAATTGAATCTTGATTCGTCGACGATCACCTACTCTGCCAGCGTGGCGTATAGCCAAGCAAATTGTTACGCTCAGCATTTCGGCTTTATAAATCTGGCCGCAGTGACCTTCACTCTTGGCGGCAACACGATCACCGGCAAGCGGTACGTTACCTATGGTGTTTGCAGCATTAACACCGATAACGCGGGGGCAACGCTTATCCCCGGCAACGTGGCTGGTACATCAACCGGCTTCCAAGGCTATAACTGATGGCAGAGGTGGACGATATGACCAACGCACCGGCAGAAGCCGAGGCGCGCTTTCGTGCGCGGAGGATTTCATGAAAATCAGCCTCACGCGAGACGATCTCGTCCACATTGCGTCACGTCCAAAGAACGCGGCACAGGCGAAGGTCTGGGACGCTTATGTCGCTGCTCTCATGTCGGCAGAAGCGTCAGCTTTGTTCGATCGATATCAAATCAATACGCCGCGCCGGATGCAGCACCTTCTCGCGACGATTGTGGGAGAAACGAATCTCTCGATCCTATGGGAATCCGGGGCGTATTCCGCAGCGCGCATCGTTCAGGTTTTTGGTGTTGGCCATCATTCTGCTGCCGTGACAGCCGCAGAAGCGCAGCGTCTCGCCTTTAACGGTCCTGATCTCTTTGAAAGGGTCTATGGTCTCGGTAATCCGAGGAAGGCTAAGGAACTCGGGAACACTCAGCCAGGGGACGGGTGGCGCTTCCGGGGTCTCGGGCCTTTGCAAATTACTGGAGGCTACAGTCACAAGCGTTATGCCGCTCAAGTTGGGTGCGCTGTCGAGGCTTTATCAGAACCGCTCAATTGTCTCCATGCAGCGCTGTGCGAGTGGAGCGAGAAGAACTGCAATACCTATGCCGATCAGGATGATGCCGTATCGATCCGGAAGCTGATTAACGGGGGCAGTCTCAAGACGCCGGTCTCGAAGCTCAATGGCCTTCCTAATGTTATGGCGGCGCTGCGTCTTGCTAAAAACGTGATCAATGACGCCGACTTTTCTGATGCCGTGATGGCATCCACGGTCCCCGCAAACGAAGACAAGCCGCAATCTCTCTATCAGTCGACCGAGATGCAGGCGGCAGCTGGCGGCGGCATGACATCGAGCGCGATGGCATCGAATGGTTGGCTCTCGTGCCTTCCTCGCGCGTTCGGAGCCGCTACGGCAACAGGCCGCTTCAGCATCCTTGCGTTTCTATTCGCGCTCGCGAGCGATCCCGAGTTCTGGGGATCGGTAGCGGCAACGATGGCGGCCGGTGGCTGCGTCTATCTGATGATGATGCGCTTCAAGCGCTTCCACATTTTCGGGGTGTAAAATGTCAGGATTGTTCACAGGGCTCGCCCGATGGGTGACGTTTGACGCGCTGAAATCCGTGTTTTTCGGATTTGTCATCACTATCGGCATCGGGGTGGCAATCACAGCCTATCGCGACTTCAAGTCCGGCATATCCGCCAAGGAACGTCTCCAATGCGCTCAGGCGGTTATCGACGGAAACGAGCAAGCGGCGAAGGAAATCGACGCTCTCAACGCAAAGGCCGTCCAGGCCGCAAATGCGGAGCGGGAAAAGGCCAAGGCAGAGGTTGCGCAAACGGCACAGCGGATCGTGACGCTCGAAGCTTCCCTTCGTGCCCTGAGTGATGATCCGATCTGCTACCCGCAATCCATTTCTCGGAGCCTCAGACAATGAAATGGCACATTATCGCCGTCCTACTGCCGATCCCGTTTTTGATGGGAAACAAAGGCGGATGCTGGTCGGAACCACCCGATCCCATGATCTCGACCAAGCTCGCGATGATCACACCGCCTCACGAATGTATGTCGTCCGATCCGGCGTGGTCCAATCCTCCGGATGCGGACGAGCCTCGCTCTGAAACGGCTCGTCGCGAGAGAAAAAACAAGGACAGCTTTAACGTCATTCGTTCCGATCGTTCCGTGTGCCGGGCTGGGCTCAAAGCCATTCAGAAGCAAGCCAGCAAGGACTAGGAGACGAACATGCTACTCGACTACCGAACTGCCTGGACCAAGATCAAAAACGCCTGGGCCAAGACAACGAGCGTCCTTTCTTCGATGCTCAAGGTGGTGTCGCCTCAGTGGAGTAAGGCAGAAACGACGTGGGACGGCTGGACGGTGACGAAGCGTGGGATTGCGCTTGGCATCCTCATCGTCGGGGCAGTGTTCGCCTGGAAGTTTAGCATCGACATCACGCGGCTTGTGTCCGGCTCGTACCGATCAGCGCACGCTTACGGCTACGGTCAGAACGTCAACCGGTCGGATATTTCCGGCATGGCGAAGGTGTCGGACATAAGGCGCATCCAACGACAGATCGATGATCTTAAGGCGCAATTATCGAAAATCGACGACACGATAGACAAGGCTCAGACATCCAAGATCACGACCGGCTCTTTGCCGACCAAGAAGAAGCGGCGCTAACCTCAAAAGGAGAGCCGCTATGGCCTTCGCAGAGCCACGGAGCTGGTACGATGCCAACGATAGACCTGATCTGGAACAGCATTCCAATCAAAGATCAGGTCACCATCATCAGGCAGGAACAGCTAGCCCTCATAACCAGGGTCAGCAAAATGGAGAACGAGTTTCAGTCCGGCCTGTGCGTCAGGGCCTTGTCGCTTCTCAGTCAAATCGCCTCTCCGAGGGAGTGGGCCATAGGGCTGGCCATTCTTCTTCTGTTGGCCATAGGCGTCGTGTCACCGGCCGAAATCAAAGCGTTCTTTCTGAGTGCGCACGGTGGAGAATAAGAATCGGGCTTCTCGTTTTTCTGTTCTGGCTTTCCGGCATTGCCGTCACTCGAGTCGCGATGGTCGAGGTTCCGATCCAGGTTTCAATCCCGCATTACAAGCTCAGTTCCCGCTAGAGACCCGCTCCCCCGCGCTATCTCTCTAGACGGGTGTTGCCCCGCTGATCTCCTTTCCGCTGGGAGGTCAGCGGGGACTTTTTGCGTTCTACGGCCGCTTCTTCTGGTGCGGCATTCGTCCCTTCTTTGCGCAGTCGATCATGTTCTCGGAATGCGTCCCAAGGGATAGGTGTTCAGGATTGCAGCACTTCGGATTGTCGCATGAATGCATGACGACTGTTTTTCTGGTCGGATCACCCATAGCGGGTGCGATATCCATTGCCCACGCCACGACGCGGTGGGGGGAATACAGTTTGTGGTCTATCTTCACCCTTCCGTACCCCTTGGCGGTCGTAGCTCCCTGCCATTCCCAGCAGCCTGAATCCATTATCCGGCATCGGATCAAAACTTGGTCCAGAGAGCGTTGCTTGTCCCTGGTTGCCGCTCTTACACGCATACCGTGCGTAGGCTCAAGTATATCTGCAAATGCGCGAACAAAAGCCTCCTCGATTGATGGTGGTTTTTGTTGGGACTCCGTGCGTGACGGTTTGTCTTCGTTCCGGTTCGTTCTGTCCACGTTCCAACCCTTGCTATTAACTTTAAACCCCTGTATTTGCTGGCTTCGGGGGCCCGTAGCTCAGCGGTAGAGCATCTGACTTTTAATCATTTGCGACTATGCCTGATTTTTCTTATTTTTCATAGCTGTAAGCCTAACAATTTTAGCACTGTTGGTGCCTACTCTTGGTAGGTTGCGCATCGCTTCTTGCACTTCGGAGTCCACGACGTGCGCGTACCTCATCGTGGTCTCAATATCAGCGTGACCTAGAATTCTCTGCACGACCTCGACAGGTGTTCCTGCCTGACGAAGCCATGTCGCAGCTGTATGTCTGAGGTCGTGCCAACGAAAGTCTACTAGGCCGGATTTTTTGACAGCGGCCTCGAAGGCTTTCCGCGCATTCCGTTTATCAAACACGTAGCGTCCACGCCGCTCACATCGCGAGAGAACGTCCATCGCTTGTTCGCTGAGCCAAACCGTATGACGTCTTCCGCCCTTCGCCGTTACAATGGCGTTCCCAGCTTCGAGATGAACGTCATCCCATACGAGTCCGAACGTCTCAAACTTTCGCGTAGCGGTACTGAGAGACCATTCGACCGCCAGAGCGGTGCGCGGAGCCATTACATCAATTAATCTGCGCGCCTCATCGATTGTTATGTGACGGACGCGCCTGTCTTCATCGTTAAAGAAGTCTGCCCAATCGATCTCTTGCGTGCGCTGCTTCCACTTTTTGGATGCACGCTTATGCATGCTCCGCCAGATCGATAGCGATCGGTTGAGCGCATAGTCGCCACCGCCGTCTCGCTCGCAATATGCCTGTACGTATTCGTTTACCTCAGCGTCGCTCAGGTCCTCGATCAGAATATCTTTGTCAACGAGAGCGAGAATCCCGTCGATGTATCTTTCGATCTCGTTTGCCCATAGTGGCGAGAGCTTGGAGCCGTGTTCGGTCCAGTACTTTCCGAAACCTTGGTCTAAGGTGAGGGCGGTGGATTTGCGACTTTCGCCGAGCTTCTTGCGCGCTTCCGCTTTGAAGTCTCTTTCTGCTGCCCTTGCCTCGCGCTCAGTCCTCTTGCGCGTGCTTCTGCAAATCCGGGTTCCGCTGATTTGGAATTCCGCATAATAGAACGGCGAACCGGGTCGTTTGAAGACGGACATTGTCTGGTCCTCGAAAGGTAGGCATCCACATCGCGCCGATCATAGATCCTGCTAGCGCCATCGCGCGAGTATGGAATTGGACGACGCTTAACGGTTCGTACGCTTTTGCGAAGCAATTCGGCAACTTCTTCAATGCTCAGCAGCTCTGTCATCTCCCCTTACTCCTTCTCCCTCTCGAAATTGAATTTCATCCGGCAACCTTTCTGATGATCTTGGTGGGTTCGGAAAGGTCTTCCAGCGCGGAGTTGATCTGACGGGATAGTTCGGTGAGTTCGAACGAGAGCTTGGATCGTGCCTCTGCTCGGCTTGCGCCTCGTCCTGTGGCGTGGACGTGGCTAGCGCCGTCGCGCGTTGTAAACGACGCCGTCCAGGTATCGCTCCCGATACCGCCTTCGGTCTTCCTGACACTGATTTCGAATTCGTCCATTTACTCCCTCTCCCTCTTAAGTCCTGGATGTGAGTGGTGTAGTGAATTGGTTTCAACCACTGTTCTTGTTCGAATGCTCTTGTGTGCGTTCACCCTGTCGCCGGAATAGTTCGGCAAGTCGCTGGTTTGCTCGTTCAGCTCGTTGCCGCCGGTCTGGCGTTGCGTCTTCCGGGTAGAAATCGACATACGGCGTGTCGTCGTTATTACCGTTGTTGCGAAATTTTCCGCCGAAGCCGAGCGCGCCCATGAAGCGATATTCGTCACAGCCCTTCGTCACATGGTGGACGAATGCCCATTCGCCGCGATCGTCAGAGCACCACCCGCACTCATCGCGAAGGATCTGAGCGACGGCCTTTGCATTCTGCTCGGAAATCGAAATCCCTCTCATCAAACCCTCCGCTGAAATGGTGATCGCACTTGCGGCTCAAAGAGCCGTGCTCGGTGTTGAATTCAATATCTTCTCTGCTTCTAGCTTTGCTTCACGAGCACGACGGAGATGCTTGGCTGTAAGGTCGGAGCCAAGAAGAATGAGACCGATCTCTTCGTCATCGGCTCCCTCGTACTCCAAGACGTCTATGCTGTTTTTAAACGGCTCTACCGCTTTCATCAGTAGGTCTATGACTTGCTGCTGGCGCTCGATGAGAGACGCGGATTCTGAAAAATCCTGATCTCCGGTTCGTTCCGCTGCTTCCCGCAGTCGTTCGACTACCTCCGCTTCTTGCATTCTCTACCCTTCCTTAGACTGGGTGTGATGAAGTGATTGGTTCAATATCCAGTGTCGATCCAAATCAAGAAGCGAGCGAGCGCCAGAATGACCGATAGGCTGCCAAGCCACACGTAAATGTCTTGTGCTGCGATGTTTGCGCGAGAGGTTAAAAACGCCCCTACCATCACGCCCGCGCATAGAACGAGAGCGTCCTTAAAGGTCAACGTCATCCCGCTTTCTCCGTATGCTTTGCTTCTTCCTTGGCAATGACCGCAGAGAAAATTGCGTCGAGGAACGTCAGGCAGTCGTTGGCGAGAGGTTCGCTGTCAGACCAAATGGCGGGATGCGAGCCCTCCAAAATGTAGTCGGGTTCATTACCCCAAACACGATAGCGCCCGCTCGCTGTTTTGGTCCATCTACACCCCGGCAGCACTTCCCTCATCAGCGCCACACACGGACCAAGGCCGTCTGGATCGAGGGTGAGAGGATTGCCTTGGCGGTCCCATAGCTCGCCTTCGTATTCGCCAAGAAGTGCCACAAGAATGTCCGTGTCGAGGATGCAGTCAGCCCCCTTAGCCTCACGTATGCGCTTCTGTAGGGAGCGGAGGGATTCGAGGTTTTTCATTTCGGATCGTCCTTAATGTGCTTCAGCAGCACGCGAACGGCCTTTTCAAGGTTCGCGCCGTCAAAAACCGTGACGCCGTTGTCCAGAGCACGAACGCGTCGTCTACCCTCGGTTTCGTCAATGAGACCTTGGCGACGATCCGATGCGATCTTCTGCATAGCAACGGTCTTTTCGCGCTGGCGGTCGAGGTAAGAGAACCACCGCTCACATTCGACTTTTGCCTCGGAAAGTTTCACTCCCCACCCCCACCTCCAGATGCTTCGAGAGTGGTGCGTGCGATATATCTCGCTAGCCCTGGCATCTTGGCCTCGGCTACATCTCTCAGCGCCTTCTCAAGATCTGCTATACGGGCGGCTGCACGCGTGGCAGCGTGTTGGATTAGCTCGGCATAGCTCCACTCGCCTTCGTCGGCGTCATTCCACCTTTCTGTGTGATGGTATGCTTTCCCAGCACAGGCGACGGCAGATAAAATCTCGTCAATCTCGCGAACGCCCGTCGCGCTAAATCCGAAGTAGTAGGCGTCCATTCGGAGTTTTGGCTGCATCACGTATTCTTTGCGGTTCATGTCTTGCTCTCCTAAAGATAGTCACGGACCGCCGCGCCGCGCTCGGTGAAGCGGATGCGGCCACCGGTTTCGGTTTCGTCCAATTCAACCAAATCTGCGACGGCGTGCGCCTTAACGTGCGGCCAAAGCACGGCGCTTACTTTTCTCCATCCATCTGCATCGCTATCGGAGCGATCAATCAGCCGGATTAGGTCCGCCTGGGCCTGTGTCAGTCGCGTTTTGTTTCCAACCCTGCGCAGCGTATCGCTCATGTCTTGCTCTCCGAAAGAAGGGCGCGGATCAGCTTTGCGATAGACTGCGCCGTGCCTTCTTCAACGCTCGGGACACCCCGCATCAAAGAGCGGACTTTTAGTGCGTATTCGTCCGCCACCTGCGCAGCATCATCTATCGCCTTACGCCTCGCCTCATCGAGTTGAGCGCGAAGGGACGTGATCTCGGCGTCTTTGGCTAGAGAGCGTTCGCACTCGTCCAAGAGCGCGGTCACGGGCGCAGCGGTAGAGCCATCAGCGCCATAGAACGTTCCGGCCAACCCGCTTGCGGTATCTAAGCGCAAGCCCGTCGTGTCGTGGATTGCACGTGTTCCAACATCTCCAAGAAACTCGTCGAATGACGAGTAGTAAACTCGTAAGCCTCTGCCGCCGTAATTCTTGAACGCCTTGTTGTTTGGATTATTGCACCGACCATTAAGGTGTTTCCATGCGCAATATTCAGGCGTCTTAGACATTCCGTGCTTGGTTGCTAGCGAGACGTGTATCTCATGCGCCAGACAGCCACATGATTTGGTGCTGCCCTTCGTTACGCTTGCCTTCATTATTTCTTTTGTAGTTCCGCAAGCGCATTGAAACAGCCATACTTGGTCGCGCGTTGGCGATTGAACGCGCCGTATGGCAGTCAAACGTCCAAATACGTTTCCGGTTATGTCTACGTTTTTAGGCAACGTATACTCCATGATAGAGTCTGAGACGTTCTAGGAGGCTGTCGATCTGGGCGTCGGTCATGGCGCATACGCCAGCGTTGGCGCTCCCTCGTGCGCAAAATCCCAGATATACCAAGCGTGATTTTCGGACGGCCCGGACTTTTTCTCACCTTTCCCGCGACACGGCTTGCACTTCGAGAGTCGATCACCGCTGACGGCGAGCACATTGCCGGTGCCGCCGCACGGCTTGCACGGGACAGGTCCATCGAACCAAACGATGCGCTTCGTGAGATTGATCTTCTTCGACCATGCCGGGCAGTCGGCGAACAGATGCCGTCGCGTGTCAGCGTGGTCGTATTCGGATGAGAGCAGCATCGCGACCACGCCGTCGACGGGCTCCATCAGGCGCAGCGCGTGCTCTATGAATTTCTTGGCCATCCCGTCCTTGTATGGCGGGTTGGTGATAATCGAGGTCGACCGATGGGGCGGCGTGTGCCAGCGAAAGAAATCGCCTTGCTCGATCCCCTCTGCCAACGGATGAATGTCGGACGCGAAGTATCCGGCGCCCCATTCCTTGAAGACATCGGCCATCATGCCTGAGCCAGCGGCGCACTCCCAGATGCGCTGCAACGCACGGTCCGGCAGATGCGGAAACAGGCAGTTCGTTACCCACGGCTTCGTTTCGTACAGGTCGCGCGCCTTGCGCGCGTATTCGGAGTTCCGCTGGCTCACCGCACCACCTCCATATCTTCACCAGCGTCTCTAAGAAGACGGAGAAAGAATTTAGACTCCGCGTAGAACTCATCTGCTTTGGCGTAGTCGCCACGCTTCTTGGCGAGCAGAGATTCCTGCATAAGTTCGACGGCCTTTGCTTTCGCGTCTTCAATAATGTCGATCATGCTGCTGCCGCCGTTTCTTGGAGAAGTTGATCTCCAGACAGACCGATTTCGGCTTTCAAAATATCGTCCACGGCCTGGTTCAATTCGCAGAACGAGCGGTGTCCGAGATTGTGAAAGGCGACTGACTTCGGTTTCCAGATGACGAGTTCCGATCCGTGAATGACCGGGATGGCGTAGGAGCCGGCAGCGCGGATCGATTTCACACATGGCGGCGATCTCGAAACCTGCACGCTGCAGGCCAAGTTCAAACCCGCCGATACCGGAAAAGAGCCCGAGAACTTTCATCCCCGCACCTTTGCATCTGTAGAGGGGGCGCTTAGAGCAGCGCGCTTGTCGTCCATGAGCGAGGTGGCACATCCGATCTCGATCTGTCGGATTACATCGTCGAGGACGCTGGCCAGCGTTGCTTGCTCTTGCCCGGCCATTCCGCCGATCTTCTTTGCCAACGCATGCGATACCAATGACAGCTTCTTGAGAGCTATCAGGTCGATGCCTTGCACGTCGATTTCGACTTTTACGGTGTCGACAAGTCCGAGTTTGCTCACGATTGCACCTCATCAGTGCTGAGCTTCCCCGCTTCGCTTGCAGGCTGAGAGGAAGTATCGGATGTCAAGCTGCCAGCGTCGCTCTCGGGTTCGTTCGAGAAATTCAACTCAGCGCCGGGTGGTGAGGGGAGAGGCATCCAGTGCGTTGGCGGATACTTCAAACCCATGCTATTCGCTTTTTTACGCCAATAACCATCCTGCCAATAGAGGACAATCTGGCCGAGTGCGAGCCCTGGCATGTATGCAAGAATTTCAGTTCCATCTGCCGGAGCGCTTTCAATTGGACGCCACTCCGAACGAACGTTGACTTTCTCGGACAGAGCAGGTGCACCGGCGTCAGCTTGATAGTCATCGCTTGCAGGCTGAGGCAAACCTTCGAGCATGTGGCGCACCATTGCCGTCGCTTGCTCGGCGCTGAATAGGTTCGTTCCGGATGGCGAGCGCCGAAACTCGTAAGGCGTCCCTTTGCTAGCGACGGGGTCAAAGCTGATGCCGTCGTCCGGATTGAAATGCTCCGGAAGCTTCCACATCAGGAAGCGGTCAACCATGTGCTTGATCTGAGCTTCGGTCATTGCGGCTTCCTTCGGGGTTGCAGGCTGAGGCACGCCTTTAAGAGCGGCACGGATCACGTCTATGCGTTCTTGGTGCTCAGCACGCCGCCAGACAACCTGGTTAGACTGTGGCTGCTTGCTTAGAGATTTATCGCGCTCCTCGTGCCAGACGAGTTCTTCTTCGAGAAGCGCCCGCAATATCCCGACATCATCTGATGTCTGCCGGTCGTTTACAGGGAGGGTGGAGAGAGCGGCATTAGATGTATCTCGCGCCATTACGCGAAACTGCCAGTGATCCGGTTCTTGCGATTGGCCGCAGTTTGCGATCTTAGAAAGCGCCTCTCTCATTGGCTCATAGGCGTTGAAAGCGGTGGCGATCCCAACTGGTTCGTATATTTCGATGAAAATATCCGGCTTGCAGGGGTAAATCTCGCCCTGCGTCCCACGTACGACCCAATCGCCAGCGTTGGCACGCATCACGCCTTCTAATGTCTTTATCTCGCAATAGACCGGGCCTGTGCCGTATTTCCCAAGCCCGTGCGTAATGATGACATTGGAGCTGACGGCATCGTGAAACCAATCCGGCCAGAGGAAGCGCTGCCTAAGCTGCACGGCGTCAACAACGACGGGCTTTTTGCGAAATTGTCCCTCAGTCCTATCTGTCGGAATTTCTTCTTTATCGGGTGTGGTCATCTCTCAAAATTCCCCGCTTTTAATTCTCGCCGCACAAACCGCGCAGCATTGTCCAGAGCCTTCGATGTAGTTTTCCCGCTGATCAATCGGCGTATCAGTGGGAATTCCAGTATCGTTTCGACAGATAACGCAGAGATCAGTTCCATGATCAGAGACGTAGGAAAGAGGTTCGGTCATGAACTCGCTTTCTTGGATGCGTGATGAGCAATGATGATTTTTGTCATTGCCTCCGTTGCGGCTTTGATTGCCTTTGCAGATCCATTGGAAGGTCTCCGGGTTCTCTGAAGGAGGAGTTGGCACGTCTTGCACCTGCGTGATCCGTTGCGGTTCACTCGAAGGTTGGCGCCAGAATATTCGTGGCCGCGCGGGCAATGTGTTTTTGAGCGTTGCCTTGCCGTATTGACGGCACCCGTTGTGCCGCGACGGACGTTTTCGACATGGACAACCGGTTCGAGATGATCAGGGTTCACGCAAAACGTGACACGGCACTTATGGTCAAGTTCGTACCCATCCGGGATGGTACCCTTGACTATCTCGTAGAATAGGCGATGCGCTTGCCATAGGCTTCCCTTGAATCGTATTCGGCCGTAGCCTCTGCCATTGTCGCTGAAAGGCCAAAGCCAGCAGCCAGTATTGGGCTCAGGGCTGGCCTTTGCCAGAATTACCTGTTCGGTAAGTTTTCTTCGTTTCATCATTTCGGCAGAACCTTGTGAGCTAGAATGATGCGGACCATCGTGCCTTTGTCCGGAGACGTGCTCCAAAGCGCAGCAGCTAGGCAGACGGCTTCAATCCCATGACCCGCAAACCACTGCGTTTCGCGTCGTGATCCTACGCGCTCAATTTCATCGTGGTGGCGGCGACAAAGAGGAACGGTCCAACGATCTGATGCACGCCGACCGACAGAACGCTCGGCGGCAGCCGGACCGCTTTTCAAATGGTGTGGATCGCAGCCAACGATCGTGCACCCCGGAATGGCGCATGGAAGCGTGCGGATCGCCTGAAGGTGCTTTTCGCTATTCCCAGGACGCTTCTCCCGCTTCTTCTTCGGTGCGAGCCTCTTCTCTTTGAGGCGGTCTCTGACTGGCTTTTTAAAGTTCCCGTAGATGTGATTATGGAGGCTCATTTCACAGTCCCGCTTCCTCGGCCATCATTCCGTTTCCCGAATGTCTGCTATCGATGCCCCCATGCCGATTAGGTTGCGGAGCGTTTGAAATAGCTCTGGATCGTCTTTGCGCAGCCGGATCAACTCCTTCAAAACTTGTTCGCCCTTCGCCATCCACTCTGCGGATGCAATGCAGCCTTCAACGCAGGCGATGAGTTCAGGAGTCATCGTTCCACCGTTGAGCATGTGACGCGTCGCTGCTGCTTGGTGTTCGAGGTTGCGAGGGTTCATTGGCTGCGATCCTCTGCAACATGTGTCACAGACTGACCGTCATCGAATTCAAAGCGTAGAGTGACCCGCTCAGCGCCGTGGTATTCTCTGAGACGTTCTAGGAGGCTGTCGATCTGGGTGTCGGTCACCGCACCACCCCCACATCTTCACCTGCGTCTCTAAGAAGACGGAGAAAGAATTTTGATTCCGCGTAGAACTCATCTGCTTTGGCGTAATCGCCTTGAGCTTTCGCTTTGAGATGCGCCTCCATCAACGAGACTGCTTTTTCTTTGGCGTCTTGAACGGGATCTATCATCTAGAAAGTCTCATCTCGGCACGCGCACTTGCGTTGAAATCTTGGTGCTCTGAGAACTTCATCCGAACGTATTCAAGTTGAGCTTTGAAGCGGTTCGCATCCGTGCGCGCATCGACCATCTGGTGGATGTATTCGCCCCAGTCGGAACCTGCTTTCACTATGCGTTCGGCGTGGCTGTCGGGTAGTTTTGGGTCCTGCTTGATGAGTTCCTGCTTCAGTTGCTCAAGAGTCGTGGTCTTCATTTCTTCGCGAAGACGCGCCGCAGCATCGGCATCAACCCAACGTTTTGCGACGATGCGGTATTCCTCGGAGATCGGACGTTCTTGTTGCGGAAGTTCAGATATCTTTGCGTGAGCGTTCATTGCGCATCGTCCTTTCTGCATTTCCGCAGCGAACTAAAATCCAACTCACCCCGCACCCGCCCTACGACGCATTGTGCTGTCACTCTCGCCAACCCTGTCAATTCCATGATGCGATCAACGGGGATGCCCTCTTTCGCGAGAGCTTCAGCTTGCGAGATGCGTTCGTAGAGCGGGCGATTTTCTTGCATGGCCTCAGAACCGATAGTTCAGGCCAGCACGGACGGAATCCGCCGTAACGCTCGTGTGGTTGTGGTAGACGTGCCCGATCGGATCATCAGCGATTGATGTCTGATCGCCGGTCTCGGTTCCGAAGTCGAAGTGCGCATATTCAAGCTTGATGCTGATGTTCTCGGTCAGCTTGCGCTCGATGCCGCCGCCGACAACGAATCCCGTGAACGTGTTCGTTCCATGCGTCTCGTAGCCCTTAGCCGTCGTCGTCTGCGTTGCTTCTCCCGTGTAGAGTGCAAGGCCGCCTTTGGCATAGATGAGCGTCGCTGGATCAATAAGAACACCAGCGCGAGCGGTGATGGTGCCGAGGAACCCGCCGCTCAGGGCGATGTCCTGGTGATTTCCCGATTGAGACGACGGCGTATCGATGTTGCCGCTGAGATCGGCATAATCGAGGTCTGCCTCGACGCCCAGAACGACGCGATCAACCTGGAGATTGTATCCCAGCGTGCCGCCGCCGACGAAGCCGCCAACGCTGTTGTTGAAAGGGCCGATGAACTTGGGATCATTTCCCCAATCAGCTACATCGCCCGTCGTCGTGGCATCGCCCCAGATATATCCGAGGTTTGCACCGGCATAAGCTCCAGTCCACTTATAGTCCTGAGCTGCAACAGGTGATGCGGCGATCAAAGCAGCGGCAGAGATAGCAAGAGTAAGAGCTTTCATTGTTCCCCCTGAGGATTTGAGAATGAGTGGTGGTTATTCGGCGGCGATTGGAGTCTGGTATCTGAGAGTCAGATCCGAAACGGCGTCAGCAACCTCTGCGAGGAATGAGCGGACTTCTGTTTCAAGGCTGACGATCATTCCGGAATCGCGATTGACGCGTGTGACGTGCAGTTGCATTTCTGCAGGGAGACGCGGATCAAACGAGCAGAAGTCGCACCAGGCACGACCGGTGCATGCCATCTGCCACTGCATCTGCTTCATGTATCGGCCGTCGATCTCTCCACCCCGCAGCGTTGCGATGTGCGTCGCTGTTAGAGGACACTTGATCTCAATGAGACCGTTGTCTCCAATGAGGCCATCCGGGCTTGCTTGGGCGTCCTCGATCGTCGGGTGCAAAACAATTCCGACCTGCACAACCGAGACGTTGTGCATGAACTCATACATCGCGCGAGCATGAGGCTCGTTGTCTGTGCCCCACTGCATGGCCGCGCTCGTGAAGCCCTCAGTCTTGCTCCCTGTTAGTCGTTCTGCGACGAGTTCAGCGGCGTAATTAGCTCGTGACGTGCTGTAGCCAGTCTTCGTCTTCGCAACGATGTCCGCTATGCGCGAAGCGCCAACCTTTCCAACGCGAGCCGCAACCCAATCTTCGCACCCTTGGGTGCATTCAATGATTTTCATGATGCCCTCAGTAATGAATAGCGATTGCAGGGATCGACTTCGCGGCGATGAGCTTGATCACGGTTTTCGCGACTTCCGAATCAATGCCGCCTTCGACGAAGGCCGCGAGTGCCGCACGGTTGATCTTCGCCTTGTGGGCCTTGTCAGCTTCACGACGGGCTATTTCGGCTTCCTCGGCGCGTTTCTGGTCTTCAAGTTCGCGCTTAGCCTTGGCCGCAGCTTCTACGGCTCTTTGCTCAGCCGCTTCTTTCTCTGCAATCAGTTCCCGTTCACGTCTTTCAGCGGCAGCCTTTTCGTCGGCTAGTTTGCGTTCAGCGCGTTCTTTTTCGGCGCGAGCATCGGCTTCCGCTTCCAGGCGCGCGCGTTCTTCGCCTTCTTTCCGAAGGCGCTCTTCGTTGTCCTTGCGATCCCGCTCTGCCTTCTCGGCACGAAGCGCCTCAAGTTCAGCCTCTTGCGCGGCGCGCTTTTGTTCAGCCTCAAGGGCCGCGCGAAGTTTCAGAAGAGCGGCGTCCTTGACGATCTTTCCTTCATTCTCGAACTCGCCCCACGTCGCGTCGACGACGATCTTCTCCTCCAGTTCAAAGATAAGGAGACCCAATGGCTGCGGCTGGCCACCGATCAACCCGATGGCACAATCCTGAATGTGCTTAATGAGACTCTGGTAGTATTCGACCCGCCGCTTTTCCTTTTCCTCGAACTCTGTGACCGGCTGGCGCACTTCATCGTGCCACTGATCCAGCGTCTCACGCATGAGCTTTCGAGCGGCATCGATCTTCTTCGGGATTTCCTTCTGCTCGGCAGCTAGTGCCTTTCCCACGTCCTCAAGAGCTGTTTTTGACTTCGTGATTTTGTGGGCGAATGACTTGATCTTCTTCCTGCCAACCTCAGTTGAAGCATCGCCTTCGAACGCATCTATCTTGGCTCGCACCATGTCGAGAAAGGGCTGAATACCTCCTTCTTTCGTAAAGACGCCAAGGGCGTCGCCCGGCTGCGGGAGGACGATCATCAGGTCGCGGTCGACAATCTCGTTCATTTCGAGGCTCCTTTCTTTTTCTTCTGTTCCAAGAGCGCTTTCGCCTTGCCGAAATTTTCAGCGGTGATGTCGGATAGGCTTTCGACCTTGCCAATTTCGAGGAACTTGGTGATGTCGGTTTTTGTCTCGGCGATGAGGGCCGTCAGTTCCGAGACCTGCTCATCAGTGACAAATGTCACGTCAGCCGCGTCGGCTTTCTTGCCGTCGTCATCATGGGCCGCAGCAAGGCCAAGGGCGGCTTTCAGCGTGTACCGCTGCAAATAAGTGATGGTTGAGCCGATGGCCTGAATGGAGTTCTTGTTGCCGCTGTCATCGCGCCCGGCGTGAAGCGTGTTTTCCTCCGAATAGCCAAGGCGATGCGAGACGATGCACGTTACGCTGATCGGCTCGTTAAGGTTTGACGTTGTCCGGAAGCGATAGGAAAGCCCGTGCTTGCTGAGAATGGGATCAACAGAGTTGGCGATCTGAGCCAGATCCTCATGTCTGTAGCTTTTTGTGCCGCCAGTCTTGGTTTCGTGCGAGACGAGGCGGTTTTTTAGGATCGGCTTGATTTCTGATTTCGCGATCGCCATCGCTTCATCGAATGCGCGACGGGCATCGTTGGCTTGCACCTTCTGATAGAAGGCAAACGCCTGCTCCACACGCTCGATTGATACGGCCGGGTCGCTGGTCATGCGATTGAGCATCGCCAGCATGGTCGAAGTCTCGCCGAGAGAGACGACTTCGCCGGTCTTGTGGTCCTCGATCTTCGCTACTGCGGCCATTACACAGTCTCCTTTCGATCAAACATCCGTCGCGCTCGGTTCCGCCATCCGTTCACATCGTCAACTTCAATCGCTGACTTGAGCACGTTCAGTGTCCAAGCCTTCCCACAGGTTTGAGTTGAAAACTGAATGGCTTTCTTCATCATCTCGATTGCGATGGTGTGGGGATCACGATCATCGTTTGCTGATGGAGTGATCGCCGTTGCTCTCGGGATGATCGGGAAGTTGACGATGTTCGATTTCATTCGGCCGCCTCCAAGCCATAGGAGAGAGCCGAGCAGTCGCACTGGCCTTCCCGAACGTCATGTCGTCCGTCAGCAAGGATTGGATTGCCGTAAGCGCACAACTTCGCCTTGGGCTCATCGAGAAAGCGGACGATGCGCGCATGTCTCATGTATTTGCGGAAGCGAACCTTATCGACGTCAGTTTCGACATCGCCGCGATTGCGCATCGCTCTAAGTAGCGGCTCTCGGTCGACGATGCAGGCGAACTCGTGGCCCTTGCTCGCAACAATCGTTGCCGGAACCCAGGCGCGAATGATTTCGAACTCAACACCGTCGCTCTGCGTGTAATCTCGGACTGGTGCCGCGATCTCAATCCGGGTGCCTGCCGACAGTGCTTCTGATAGCTTCGCGCATCTGAAGGTGGCCGAGCGAAGCCCGAGTCCGGAAACGCGGCGCTTGTAATCGGACTTCTGCTCGCAACCTTTGCTGAGCGGGCATCCAAAGCACGGATTGATTCTGACGCTCATTGATCGAGAGCCCTTTCAAGCTTGTCTTCCAGCTTCAAAATCTTGCTGAGGTTGAGTTGCGCGCGGGTGGCGTAAACATCCCAGAGCGCTAAATCAGTGAGAGTTCCGGAGGCGCAGTTGTATTCTCCCCAATGCAGCGCACACTTAGTGACGTTGCGCCGGAACTTTTGCTTTTCATTCACGAGATCGAGTGCGATCTGAGCCGAATTGCCTTTGCGCTTCTTCGCTTCCGCACGGTCTTGCGGTGTGAACACGCGATCTGCTTCAGCTTGCAAGATATGGTGCACCATCTACGCCCCCTCCCGTTCTTTAGAGAGGCGTCGTTGACACGTGACGCAGGCGCTGGCCGTCTCTCTCGAGAGGATGTTGTAGGTGTGGTTCCTATGGCGGCGGCAAAGCGATATGCCGTCGGCGCCAAACCAATGATCGACGCCAAGCCCGTTCGAGCTGAAATTTGCCCACCCAATCGGATGCCATCTGGAGGCCTCACTTCCCTTCATGAGAGCGATCCTCTCCATGGGCTTTCTCGCTGGCTTCGAAGTCGGCGTCGTTTTCGCGATCGAGTGCCTGAATGCAGGACTCGTCCCACGCCTTCGAAATACCCGCCATATCGAGGAGTTCTTCAAGCAAGCCTTCAGTGATCCGAATATCGTGATTGATGTAAACGCGCGTCACTCCATCGCTGATGTCACCATCAACATCTTCATTCCATTCCTTCGCTTCAGCGCGGAGATATAGAAGGACATCGCGTGCCGAAAACGTCTCTTTCTCGATGCTTTCAGAAGCTGTCATCACGCTGCCTCCGCATTCGTCATCTGCCGCGCCTGAAGCTCTGCACGGAAATCATCAGCGATCTGCTGAAACTCTCTTGCGAGCGCGTCTTTCAGTGCTTCTGCTGCGCCGTCTTCGAGCATGTGCTCTGCGAGGACGTAGCAATTCGGATCGAAATACTTAGCCATCGTCCCGCTCCAATTTCGCGCTAAACGCTACGAATCCGACCAGTGCTGGCGGTGCTATGATCCAAGCCAGCGTGATGAAATGTTCGAGGGACATCAGAGGCCCCTCGCATATCGATGATGGTAGGTGCCAAACTCTGTATGCGGATCAAACGATCGCGCATCGCCGTCGATGAAATCAGGATCGTCGTGAAATCCGCATCCGCCACACGTCGGACAGACGTCTTCAAAATCGATCAGGTATTGAGCTGGCGATCCGTAGCATTCGGAACAAATGATCAGGCCGCTATCGAGGTGGAGCGGGTTAATGCGCGGCTGTCGTGAAAGAGATTCCAGCCGAGCTTCCACTCGTCCATCGCGACCGGATTGAACGGCTGTCTTGTCATCGCTGCGAAGTACCCGGCTTCCATGATCTGCTCTTGCCAGGTCGCCATCTGATCCATCGGCATTTGACATGTTCCGCTGTCCATATCCGTCACGCTCACAAGGGTTGAAAAAGAAGGGAAGCCGGACTGGACCTTGGGTTGCTGATCTCTGGAGGGTGTGAGGTCAGCCCGGCTTCCTTGAAGTGCTGAGCAACAGACGGGAGTGGTGAGGTCTGTCTTGCTCGGCCCCTTGGCGTTCCGTTCGGCTCTAGGGTGCCGTGGTGCGCTTCGGTGATGTGTAAGATAATTCCACTAATACGTAACGTCAATCACAAAATGGAAGGAAATTACACTTTTCTTCGGAGCGGTGGATTAATCGAAGAATCTTCATAGGCTGAGTTGACTGGACAGGCAGGGGCGCAAAAATCTCGCACTCCGATAGGGTTGGTCCGAGCATTGGTATTGGGGCAGAAATGGAAGCGCTGAGCCGATCCGCGCGCGTTAAACGCGGCTTTGATCGCATCGCGATTGCCGGCGGCCTTGTCGCTACAGTCTGCGCGCTATGGTGGGCTTCCGTTTGGATAGCGGATGCGAGATCGGATTTGTTCGTAAAGGTTGGTTTGGAGAGCTATGCGACGCACGATGGCGCAACGGAGGAAGTTCGGAGCGCCTTAATCGCCAAATTCGGAATGCCAGCGGCCAATCCCTTCGATGAATTTGCGCCAAAAGACCGCCGGGGGTCATACGGTCCCGCCATTGCGGACGCCCGATTTGATAAGGCCATGAGGATACACTACGGTCAGGACAACACTATTTCTATCGTCCTTATTGGCCTGAGTTGGGTGGGGGCGGTTCTGCTACTTTCTTGGCTGATTAGGGGCTTTATGGCCTGATTTCGGGCACCCCTCAGGTTTTTCCCGGACCTCCGCTACCAAGCGTAGCTTTCGGACTGAACACGCAATGATTCGAGGCGTGTCAAGCGACCTTGTGCAAGCATCCGCAAATCGCTACATTCGAGTCTGTTGGAGAGGTGGTTAAATGCCCAAAATTTCAATTATGGTCCGCGCCTTCTGGGACGACGAGGCCAAGGTTTGGGTCGCATCGAGTGACGATATTGTCGGATTGGCGACGGAAGCCGAAACTGTTGAATTGCTTACTAAAAAAGTATTTGTAATGATCTCGGAACTGTTGGCGCTCAACGGCGGCCCAGACGATTTGCCGGAAATCCCGGTCCATATTATGGCGGAGCAATGCGGTAAGGTCGCAAATCCGGCCTTCGCCTAATGGCGACCTTCGAGAAGGATGTCCGGAACGCGCTTCTCGATGCAAAATGCTTTCTCGTGCGCCAGGGGAAGGGTGATCACGAGATATGGGAGAGCCCCATTAACGGCGCTCGGTTCGTAGTGGACGGCACAATCAAGTCGCGCCACACTGCCAACGAAGTGCTGAAACAGGCCGGATTAGGGAAGAAATTTTAATCCAAGTTTCATCCGGAACCCCGTCAATAGAAGGCGGGGTTCTGTTGTTTTATGTGCCCGGCGCCGACCCGGGCTAGCTTCATGGATAACTCGTCAGGATCTTCACTACCTTCCCGAATATCACAACGGGGCTGTCTGGAGATGATTCGATCTCTGGGTAATCCGTGTTGATCGGGATAAGCTTAAAACGTGTCCGGTCGTGGATATCTAAGGCTCGGTATTTTCGACAAACGCCTGCTGCTAGGTCTGGCACCTTGGCAACGACCAAAGATCCCGGTTCCACAACGCCATCTTCCACCATTTCGCAGAAAACGGTAGCGCCCCGCCTGATCTCTGGAGCGCATGAATCGTCAGGCAGCTGAACGGCTATTAGATCATTTTCTTCGTCTTCTTTACTCGCAACCACGGAACTACCCTCCCACGCTTTTACTTTAGAGGGATCGAATGTTCCTATTTCGTTCATAGTTAGCAACGGGATTCTTCTCGCTTTCGACGCGTCTGCGAATTTATTCCCATGCTGGAGATACAGGCCGGTTTTATCAAATGGCTTCGCCAGCCGATCCAGCACGTCGCCCCTCGGTTGCGCAACCCGACCCCGCAAATAGGCATGGATCGAGTCCTTGGTGATTGGACTGTTCGGGAACATCGAATTTACGCGCCGATGGTATTCAGCCACCGACCAACCCTTTGATTTTCGTAAGGCATTGAGCCTGCTTACCCAGTCTTGTGTCATGGGTAATTGCTAGCCCGGAATGTAGTTCCACATAGACGGAAAAATCGTCCTTGAAAAGTGTAATTTCCTTCCATATACTGTTTTCCCATGAACCTGAGCGTGAGCGACCTAATCAAGAAGGCGGGCGGGCCGAACAAGGTGTCGGACGCTAGTCAGTGCACCCGCTACCCGATCGGACCTAACGCTGTTCACAAGTGGAGGAAGAACGGAATCCCCGACGTTCATTGGCCGATTTTTATCCGGAAGGCGAGCGTTACCGCAGAGGAAATTTATCAGGCCAACGAAATGCTTCGCAGGATGCGTTCCGAAGAACACGAGTTCCAGGCAACACGAAAATCAAGCGTCGCAGCTTAAATGGGAGATCGGGGGAAATTCAGTTTCGCGGTCTGAGAGCACGGCGCCACGGCTTGGCGCTTGGTTAGCTCGGCTCTCAGGGTAACGGCACCGGGCCGCCGTGAATTCAGTCTGCGTATTCTGTCGATAGCGTTCGAGGGACGAAACCCTGCCAAACCTACTCGGATTGCCTAAGCTGATCTGCGGACCGACGCAGTGACGTGGCCACTCCGACAAGCAAGGCCGGATTCGGGAAATCGATTTGAGATGCGCTCTGCTTCGTCAGAACCCGCCTCGCTCAAATCTTGGGAAGGGGTAGCTGCCTTCTGATTTCGTCCCTCGAACGGTGTCGATAGCCTCGATGCCATTGCCCACTTGGGCGCTTCCTCGCAACTGGGCGGCTTTGTTCGCGTGCCGCCGTTTTTCTGCTGACCAAACGCGGATGCCATGAACGAGAGAATCCTATCGGATGACGAGATTGAAGCCCTGCGAAAGCATTGGGCCACAGCTCCGACGATTGATGAGGCTGCAAAGCGGCTTGGCATCTGCCGGGATACTGCGAGCCTTTGGGCTCGGAAGCTCGGCCTGGTTCGTCCGAACAACAGCCCGTGGACACTCGAGCGCACAGAGCGTCTCATAGCGCTTACGAAGGCCGGGTGTTCTGGAAGCGTCATTGCTGCAAAGCTTGGCGTTTCCCGTAATTCCGTCATTGGCAAAATCAGTCGTCTGGGAATGCAGTTAGGGAATTGTCGGAATGGCATGCGCCAGTCCCTGCAGTCCGAATTGCGAAAACCCAATCGACCGTCCCCGAATAAACGCCGGAAAGTACAGGTTAAATCAAAGCCGGTCTTCGAGAAGGCCCCAATACCGGTTCCGACAATTGACGATGTTGCCCGAGTTACATTCCCGGAATTAGAGGCGCATCATTGCAAATATCCGATCGGTGATCCGAGGCAGAGCGGCTTTGGGTTCTGTGGGCTGGAGCGTATTCCGGGATCTCCGTATTGCATGCCGCATACCCGAATTTCTCGTGTCGCGACTCCTCAGAACTCGATTTTTGGCCGTGTCTCCGTGCCTGCTAAGGAGGCGGAGAATGCATAAGATCGTTGACCGGGCGGGAGAGACGCGAGGAAAATTAACAGCCATTTCTGCTATACGCGGAAAGCGGGTTCGATGGTTATGTGTTTGCGAATGTGGACGATTTACCAGTCCATTAGCTGCATCTTTCATGCGAGACGAGTTTCATTCGTGCGGCCTGTGCCGTGATTATGCCTTCGGGGATGGCAAGAGGACTCCGTCAAATTTCCCAAAGTCTTGGAGGCCCACATTTGATTCTTGGTGGGCGATGGTGAACCGTTGCTACAATCCGCACTCAGCCGATTGGAAAAATTGGGGAGGCCGTGGGATTCGCGTATGCGATCGATGGCTGAACAGTCCGTCCGCATTCATTGAAGATATGGGGGTTCGCCCCTTGGGAATGACACTCGATAGAATCGACGTCGACGGCCATTACCAACCGGGGAATTGTCGATGGGCGGATAACAAAGTCCAATCGTTTAACAAGCGTAACGCGCTTCGGTTGACTGCTTTCGGGTCCACACGATTGTTGGCGGAATGGTCGGAGATAACCGGTGTCGGATGCACGACAATACGAGAGCGTCTATGCCGCGGATGGTCGATTGAGGACGCTGTCTCAGTTCCGCCCCTAAAAAAGGGACTTGAGATCCGCTACAACGTGGCGGAGCGCCGTTCCATAGGTGAGCGACTTTGTTCCCGTGAAACAACCCCGGTGAAGATCGATGCTTGAATCGGGCTTCATCACCGCGGCTTTGGCCTTTGTCGGAATTCTGCCGGCGCGTGAGATCGAGATGACGCCGATGCCTGCCATTGGCGCTGACCGTCCGACAACGACGGAATCCCCAACGCGCCAAGGGGCATCGGTGTCTGCCATCAATACCAAGCCTTTGGCAGACATGTCAGGCATACATGCCACATCAAATGGCATTGATGTCCCGTCCTTGGCACGCATTCCCGAAATGCCTGCCATCTCCTATTTTATTGAAGAATGGCTGGAATATGGGCTCGATTGCGCCATGCCTCTGGACGCGCTGGTGCGCGATTACAAGGCCATCCGTGACACCCATGCATTCCTGCCGCCGATCAGCAAGAAGCGGCTGAGCCAGCTTCTTGTAAAGCACGGCTGCCGCAAGTTCGTCAGTGACGAACGGGACAGGGAAGGGCAGCGGCACCGCGTTGTGTTCTTCGACCTCAGGCAGAGCCGCAAGGTCTGTGCGCGGAGGGCTGCAGCAGCATGACCCGACTATTTGCCAGTCCCTATTTTCGCATCACGATGATGCTCGGTCACGCGCTTCTTGCGCTTGAATATTCGATGCGGGGTGCGCCGCTTCCGACCTGCCTTTTCATGAGTTTTTCCGCCTACGCCATGTTTCGGGTCTGGGGCGGATTGCGGGAGCGGAGCGAGCCATGAAGATCATCAAAAGCACTGTTTCACGGCGCGAAGGCAGCGAGATCGACCGTCTTCAGGCCGTCGCCAGAGCCAAAATCGCCGCTCATCACTATGGCTGTTTCATAAGCTTTTCGCCCGTGTTTACGCGGCTCCTGACGGGCCTTGAACGGCGCAAGATTATCGCTCGGAGGCTGTCATGCAGATCCTAGTTGACGGCGTTCCTGAGCCAAAAATCTCGATGTCTTGCGCGGGCTGCGCGTATCTCAGCCAGCTCGGTCGGTGCCAGCGGATCAAGTCGAAATTCTACGCGCAGAAAATTTCATTTCCGGATGATTTCGCATGCGCGCGTTGGGAGCGGTTCGGCATGGCCAAAGCAAAGGAAGGCTAGAAGCAGGAAAGCCCCCGAGCTGCCAGGCTCAGAGGCTTTCGAATTGAGTGCTCGAAGACTGCCAGGTCCAGAGCGTTGTGATGAAGGTCCGATTCAGCCGGACGATCGATAGGAGAAGCGGGAATGTCTATACTACAGGCCGCCGAACGCGGCAACGGGTTATCCCCGCTCTATCCACACGGAAACGAACCGCGTGCGCCCTACAATCTCGAAGCCGAGCAGGCGCTTCTGGGTGCGCTTCTGATCAACAATCAGGCGGCAGAGTATGTCCCGGATTTGGCGGCAACGCATTTCTTTGACGAAATTCACGGACGCATATTCGACGCTATGTCTGAAATGCTTCTCGCTGGCCGATCATTCACGGCGACGACTCTTGCCGAGCGATTTCGTCCTTACAAAATTTCCGAGACAATGAATGGCGCGCAATACCTTGGGCGCCTAATGGCGAGCGCTACAACGCTGGTCAATGTGCGCGAGTACGCCCGAACCATCATCGAGAGTTATCAGCGCCGGCAGATCATATTGCTCGCGGAGGATTTGGCAGCACGAGCCTTCGATCCGACCGACACGGCAACGCCCGCCGAGATCATCGAGGAAGCTGAAAAGAGGCTCTATCAGGCCTCGAACAAATCCAGCAACGGTAAAGAGTTCTCATATGCCGACGTCATTCAGATGGCCGTGGATGCCGCAAACAAAGCTTATCAGACGCATGGTGAGAACGACGGCGTAAAGACGGGATTTTATGATCTGGACGCCAAGCTCGGTGGCCTTGCAAATGGAAACCTGATCATCCTTGCCGGCCGTCCTTCGATGGGCAAGACGGCGCTCGCTTTGAACATCGCCGGCAACGTCGCAAAGACCGGCGATCACGTTCACTTTTTCAGCCAGGAGATGACTGCCCTCGAACTGGGGCAGCGGCAACTTTCTGAGCACTCTGAGATAGCCTCGGAACGCTTGCGCCGGGGAGAGTTCGAGGAGGCCGATTTTCGTAAGGTCACAGAGGCGGCCAGACGCCTTTCCGGCCTATCGATGACGATCGACGAGACTGGCGCAAACACAATCGGAGCGATCGCTACCAAGGCTCGCCGCATCAAGCGCAAGAAGCGCACGAAGCTGGTCATCGTCGACTATCTGCAGATCATGGGCACGGCCGGGAAGGGCGGAAACCGTGTCAACGACATCACAGAGATCACGGTCGGGCTGAAGGCTCTCGCCAAAGAACTTGACGTGCCAATTATCGCGCTGTCGCAGCTCAACCGTGATCTTGAGAAGCGCGAGAACAAACGCCCACAGCTTTCTGACCTTCGTGAGTCCGGATCAATCGAACAGGACGCTGACGTCGTGATGTTCGTCTATCGAGACGAGTACTACATCGAGCGGACGATGCCCGATGAGGCCGACCCGAAGTTCGGGGAATGGCTCACGAAGATGTCCAAGGCCTCGGGAAAGGCTGAGGTCATCATCGGCAAGCAGCGTCACGGCTCTGTCGGCACCGTCTTTATGGCCTTCGACGGGCCTCGAACGCGCTTCGCAGACTTGGCGCACGGGGCAGCAGCATGAGAGCGCCAAATCCCACTGCAATCCCTATTCACTATCGCGATTGGCCACGTTCCGTTGCTGGCGAACCGGCGACCCTTGAGCAGAACGGTGCGCTCATCTTGCTCGTTTTCCAAATGTGGTCGCAGCAAAGCGACCTGGACGAAACAAGCGCGAAGAGGGTTCTCGGCATTCGTCATCCGGCCGTGTCGCGGCGCATAAAACTTCCAGAACTGTTGGAGATAGCTCGGAGCCTGGTTAAACGGCGTGCCACGATTGAGAAACGCGACAGGGAACATGTCGCTAGAAAATCGAATGGTCTTTGTCACTACTGCGGCAGCAAGCTCGCTAAGGGATTTCATATCGACCATGCCGTTCCCGTCGCTCGGGGCGGAAAGAACGCCCTTGAGAACTACAGAGCTTCCTGTCCCGACTGCAATAGTCTCAAGAGCACGATGACTGAGGACGAGTTCATGACCTGGAGAAAAGGATCATGAATTCCAACGACACTGCCACGTTTGATGATGACGTTGCCGCAGTCCTTCGGGAGGGCGCGCTTGTCATATGCTTCCAGAGGGCATGTGACGCGCTTCGAGATAGAAGGCTTGATCACAAGGAGCGTTCCGTCCTTGCCGTCCTTCTGGAGAGCATGAATTCGGAAACGGGAACTGCGTGGCCGTCCCGTGAGACGATCGCTGAAAGGCTGTTCATGTCGGTGAAGACCGTCATGAACGCTCTCTACGAGCTCAAGCGCATGGGATACGTCGATTGGGAGCGACGCCCGTTACTGGGTGGCAGGCCGCTTATTCAGTACACAGTTCCACTCGCTCGCTTTGATCGCGAGGCCTTACAACTCGCCATCGCAGATGCCATTATGAGTATGCGGGCTGCCCCGCCCGCAGGGCACAAAAAACTGCCCCGCCCGCAGGGCACTTCTGGAAAAACTACCCCGAATACGGGGCAAAAAAGTGCCCTGCGGGCGGGGTATGCCCCGCCCGCAGGGCAACAAACTGCCCCGGATACAGGGCACGGAACTGCCCCGCCCGCAGGGCAACAGGAACTTACTAAGGAACTTACGAAGGAAAAGAAAGAATATGGTCCGAACGAAGGTTCGGACTTACCCCCGCTCCTGCCCTCTGATCAGATGGCAGACAAGCCGAAGCGAAAGAACAGCGCCCCCTCGTACACCGAGGCATTCGAGGTGTTTTGGAAGGCGTATCCTGACCGCCGGAACAACTCGAAGCCGAACGCCTTCGAGCAGTGGCGCAAACTCTCGCCAGAGGATCGCGACAACGCCAATAGATCTTTGTCGCAATTTGCGGCGTACCTGAGATCAAAGCCGGACACGCCTTGCGTTCACGCCGAGCGTTACCTGAAATGGCGTCGCTTCGACGGTTACCTAGATGAGCCTGCAGTCGCTGCCGAACCGTGGTGGAAAGATTCGGCAAAAGTCGCCGCAATCACGGATGCGCAATGGCGTGGATCAATCGCGAAATACGCGAATGGGATTTGGCCGCCGGACCGTCTTGGCCCGGCTCCGGGTAATCCGCGCTGTGTCGTGCCCAAACACTTGATCACCGAGCTACGGCTTACCGAGCGCTACACCGAAAAGGGAATTTCGAGGGAGAAACACTGATGGTTGATGTCGAAAAAGAACAACCAAGAGGTCGCACAATAATGCACTCCCACATCCCCCGCACCATCATCGCCAAGATCACGGCAGAGGTGTTTGAAACAACCCTCAAAGAGCTTCGGTCCGATTCACGGCAGCGACGTTTGACCTATGCCCGATTTGCAGTCTGGCACTTGCTCCATGAACTTCGCCCAACGCTGAGTGATGGAGAGCTTGCAGACGTTCTGAACAAGGACCGCACATCAGCAATTAACGGGAAGGAGCGCGCAGCACAGTTCATCGGAGCTAGCCGAGAGTTTGCGGAACGTATCGACCGTGCTCGTAACTTGATCGCGGAATGGCGTCCAGCAGCGGCGCTGGCGGCAAGAAACGCATCGCCCCTAGGCCACATAGCCAAAACACAAAGAACGCCGCCAGCGATCGAAATTGAGGCTCGTGAGCCATCCTATCACGGCAGTCCATCGGAATACGACGTTTGGTTCCGGAACTCCTGCAAGCGGAGTGAAGACATGTTTCTCAGGATAGCAGGTGCAATTCATCCTGAACGTGTCGTTCAGAGCAAGGACCGCGCGGCATGAGAACGCCCCTCCGCATTCGATCTTACAACATCAAGAGATCAACAGGAGGTCGGATTCAACTTCAGGAGGATTCCTTCTACTCCCGAAGACGGGTGGAGAAGGTTGAGAAACAGAAAGCGGAAACACAGTGACAACTGGAACTGACGATAGAATTACCGAGATTCTTGCGAAGGCATGGCTCGTTTGCGACCCAAATAGAGGATGCAGCGATCCTGATGAGCCGGACTCACATTGGACGCCGCCACATGAACTAGCAGGCAAACCCCGCTGGCATTGGTTCATCCCGCGGGCGGAAGCCCTTCGGGATTACCTCTCGGACAATGGCCTTGTCGTAAGAAAAAAGGAAAATGAACAGTGACCGACGACGAAACCAAATTCATCGAATCCCTGATGCAAGCGATCGAGCAAGCCTCGCGAGAGAAGCGGGAAGTCCTGAACGATAAGCTTGTGAGACTGGATCAGAAGCTTGTGCAGGAAGACCTGCACATCAGCGACCTGATTGAGACGATTATCGATAGAGCCCGGAAGCGGGAAGAAAACACTATCGATCAATTGGAGGAATTGCGAGCGCTGGTTTCGCATCGCGCCTACGCATCGCCGCCGCTTCCGCCGCTGGATCACGAGACAGCGCAAGTCGCGAACCGCTTTGCGCATCGTCCTGACGACATCAAGCGTGTCGTGAACGACTCCTTCAACTAGGCAAACTGAATGTTTGAAATCCCGCTCAGGCTTGACGATCAGATACCCCGCTATCCGATTGAAGACCTGTATTACGACACGGAAGACCTTTGGCTGACGGTTTATGATCGTGAAGTCAAAGGCCGTGTGCGTTTTACCGGAGCAGGAAAGCGGAAATACCGGAGATACGTCAGCCTGAGGCATACGGAGGATTTGCCGAAGCATGCCACGCCATCACTGTGGCGACCATTCTCGGACTGGCCATATGAATTGCCAGAACCTGCTGCGCTTACGGTTGAGCAGGTTCGTCCGAGCCCGAAAATTTCCGAACCCATCTCTCCGATCCATCTTGGAAATGGAGCGCTGTGGCCTCATGCCCATATACGTTTGGGGCGTCCAAATGAAAAACCGGAATGCGCGGATGAAGCAGAGGCGCGGTATCTCCGGGCAGTGAGAACACATCGTCATATGACGCGGGAGACCGTCGCGGCACCGTGCCTCTGGCCGAAGCCATTGATCGTCGCGTCGCAACTCGTCGCCAAATACCTCGAAACATCGAAGAGCGGCCAGCTCGCGCATTTTCAGCGTGGAGATTACGATGATTTCTTCATCGATCGATCTGGCCTCGAAGCGCGGCGCGTCGCGTTTGACCCCACTCCGCGTGACGTGTCGGAATGGGAACTCGGACGCTGGATTGATTGGCGCCCCTTTGTCGACGCTGGGTTGATCGAGAGCCAGGCACAGAACCCGCCACCATCATTCTACGAACTCGCAGACACTCTCAGTACAACAGTTGCAGCGATTACGAGACGGTATGAAGCGGCGAAGGACGAACTTTATCGGAGGGCAATAACGTGATCGGAACATTTCTTCGCGTAGAGCTTTGGACGATCCCAGAAAGGGGACATCTTGTCATTCTGACGGATGGCGACTGGTGCAAGACCTTCGGTCCCTTTGAAAAATTGAAAGCCGCAAAAAAGAAAAAGCACCAGCTTGAGCGAGGATTGCAGTCACAGCTTGGCGCAACGAGGGTTCATCGGCAGTGAAGGTCCAATCCCTCCCTGAATATCTCAAAGCAGAACTCCGCAAAGGCCAATACTGCGCCGTCTATGCGGCAGGGCCTGATGAGGTGGTATCAAAACGTCTTGGAGATAACCGAGGATGCCGTCCGGTCAGGTTTGGAATCATGTCGAGTTGGAACGATGCCGTAACGCCTCCGATCAATTCTGCATCCTATGCAGCATGGTCAGGGCTTCTGTTCCGCGTGTGGTGCGCATCTCCAGGCAAAGCAAAGATGCTGTCCAATCTGATTGACGGAGAGATGGACCAAACAGCCGTTTCCATGAGGTTGAGTTGGTACGACCTAGGGCCGGAACTCAACATCCGCAGGCTCGAAGCATCAGTCCGCGCACTCGCGAAAGACTTCGGAATAGCAACGTGGAATGACGCAGAGCTTAGAAAGTTCCTGAGTGAGAATCACGAAGCATCAAAGCAAAGACGCGTGCGAGAGTTGAGACGAGGGGCGGTGTTTTAGATGGGAGACGTTATCGCACTCGGGAGCGGGGTTCAGACGCACCCAGATGCTGTTTTGGAAGGAGCCCGCGCAGAGGAATTAAAGAAGGTCGTCGTGATTGGATGGCGGCCCGACGGGTCATTCTACTTCAGCGGCTCTGAAGCGATAGACATGACGATTTTTCTGATGCGCAACGCGGAATACGAATTATTCAAATTCATGGATCGGACGGAGGGGGAATGACAGCCACAAACGATAACGACGGCTACGACGCCACTGATAACGGAACGAAGTGCTACGGCCTCGCTCTACGTGAACTCAGGCTGCAAGGCATTCGAGTAGGAAAGTACAATCCAAATCCTGATGACGAAGAAGAAATGGAAGCAGCAAGAGAGGGCGGGTTTCTGATAGTGCAGGCGGAAGCGCATCGAAGGAGTGCATAAAGCATGGGGCGATGGTTCAAAAAAACTGCGGCTGAAATTTCGGAAGCGAGGCAGCGAGGCTGGGAAACGCGGCGCGCAAAATATGGCAAGAGCGGTCACGCTGGGATCTATGAACGAGGACCCCGATACCATGTCGTCAGAGACGAAAAGCGATTGGCGCGCATGATCGCGGTCGCGCTCAACGACGGGCTCCTGAGTGAGGGACAAGTCGCGAAGATTGCTGAAATGGATCGTATCGAAGTGCGCCGCTATCGCGATGAAGGAATGATGTGCCTGTCGTACCGGCCGCTTCTGGGTGATTGGGGCGCGGCGTGCATGAAAAGGATTCAGACATGACCTGGAAGCGTGAACTCGCCTTTTGGGCTTTCATGTTCTTCGTCGCGTTCTGGTTCATGTGGGCGACGGTGCATATCGGTGCGTGGCTCAGCGATAATTGGGGCGGCTATGTCTTGGTGAGGGCTGAGCGATGACCCGCTTTCTCACAAGCAAGGACTTCGGCAACTTCAGCATCAAAGAGGGCAAGCTGAAGACGTGGCGGAAGTCTAAGGACGCCTCCCAAAGGCAGCGTTGGCGCAAATCGAAGAAGGCCCGCCCTATCTCGAAACGAGCAGCGATGAGGATGCAGAGACCATGACAGAGCAGGAGGCCGCGTGATCGTCCACAAACCGGAGCCGAAATCGCCGGATGATCCCAACGACCGCGTCGCGGTGTTGATCTACAATTCGGAGATCGCGCTAAAGAAGGTGTCGCTATTCCCAGAGATGGACCGCGAGAAGGCTTGGCCTGATTTCATTTCGCTGCGTTCCTGGACTGCCAAACTCATTAAGGAGCTACATTTTATTTCGAACCAAAGGAAACGCGCCCGCGCAACGATCGAGCAGCGGATGGAGGCGCTTGCTGGATGCGTTGAGGGATCAGCCGAAGAAGTCGAACTGCGCGTGCTGGCCGATATCATCGAGCCCCACAGAGAAAAGGGCAGCCCGTGAGAGCCGCCCTTAAAATTCACACCGCCATTTTTGCTCTATTCGCATAGTCATAAGCCGTTGACACCGGCAAAGCCGGGAACTGCCTGCGCAACTCTGAACCGCTCGGTGTCCGGCCATTACGTTCCCGGAACTTCTGAGTGAAGTCGATGACGTTCTGGTCAGCTTTCCGGCCACGCTTACGGGGTTTATTCGGAGGCGTAGGTTTTCCCGGAATTTCACCAGCAACCAGGGCTTTGATTTTTGCGGCATCAAAGTCGGAAGCGGGGAAGTCGGTTTGGTCTGCGTCGTTGGCGGCAACTCGCGAGGAATCCTTGCCGGTTGAATGTGCCCCGAACGCGATCAGACCAGCAGCCAGTCCATTCGCTCCAAGAGACAACAGCATAGCTGAAACGAGGTCGATGACCCAAACAGGAACGCCCGTTTCGTCCGACGATGCTGTGCCCGACGCCGGAAGCGGATGAGCCGCCAGATCAGTCTTGGCAGCGCTGATGGCCGTTGCCTTCATGGCTTCGGCTTCGGCAAGCGCCTCCGTGACTTCCTTATCAGCTTTGCCCGCGTCAGCTTTCAAGCCTTCGCAGATGGTTTTGCAGCGGCCACCCTCGCGAAGCTCTTTCTGATAGTCGGCTTTGGCTTTCACCTGAGCTGCGAGGGCGAGCGTCAGGCGGGCAGACGTGACTTGCGCACCTTGCGCCGTCTTCAGGGCGTCTTCGGCTTCCTGGTGCTGTTTCAGGGCGGCACGACTAGGAGCGCGGCCTGCTTCTCTGGTGCTCATGACACGTTCTGCAGTTTGCCAGAGATTATAGCCTTCGCCGCAGCAAAGCGTCAGAAGGATGACGATTGCGATCTTGCGAGATACCGACCAAGCACGACCGAGAATGTAAGCACCGGTCACGACGCCGGCGGCGAGAGCAATGAGCAGGCGGGAATAATCGCTATCGTATCCGCCAGCCTTGCGAACTGCGAGATCGGTCGCAGCAGCAAGAATAAGTATTCCGACACCGATTGCGAGGCATCGCTCTGTTGTGGTAGGTTCGCTCATGGGTTTCAATCCTTGTTCAGAAGGTTTGAGATCAAGAGCCTCGCCACGGTGTCCGCCGTTGCGGGGCTCGCTTATTTCCTGCTTGGCGCAGGGCGCGCTGTACACAATTTCCGAGGTTTGCGTACAGCGAACGCCGCGTCATGGCAGCATGTCAGGGATGGGGTGCGCCTTCCAAAGCTGGACGGTGCCCCGCAAAGTTTTCATCTCGATTTCTGAATGGCGTTGCGCCAGAAGTTCGAGAGCGCGGTCCTGCCCGATAGCCTGGCGTTTCAGAAGTTTGTAGACCGAGCACACCCGAAGGTATTTGCGATCTAGCGAGCCATCTTTCGTGCCAGCGCGGAAAAGGTTCATCGTAGTCTCCATTGGTCTCATCATCTACCGCCTGACGGTAGGACCGGCATTAGCGCCGGTTTCGACCTATTAGTTTTCGATCTTGATTGCGCCGGCCCAGCCAAGATCAGCTAAAACCGGCCGGGCATCGTCAATCTTCACAGTCCCGTAGAGAATGACTGTCGCCGGAAACCATGCAGCTTCGTCGTAGCCAGCGGTTATCCTGTAAGCCTGCACGCCACGAGCGGCTGTGCATCCGTGAGCCCTAAGAGCACGGAAGGCCGGGCCAACGATGGGCGTGAAATCTACTTTTCTTGGAAGCATGTCGTTTCTCCATAGCTTCGCACTTCCCCATCTCTGGGGTTTTTCGTATCTCCCTTGCCTAAGTGGGAGCCCATTTGGACTGGGTGACGGGGCGTCTTACTAGAGACCTAGCTGCGGATTGTTTTCTCTGTCAGCTGTCGGGACCGTTCAGGCCGTCTTGATGATTAATGTAATACACAAATAATAGGAATGCAATAGGCTTGACGAATATTTTTGTATTACGTATATAAATGGGCATGCAAAACACAGAGATCAGCGTCATGGCCCGTAAGTCCCGCGCCGGTAGACCATCAATTCCAGAAGACGAGCACCAAACGCTGGTTCCCGTTCGGTTTCCACCAGATTTGACTAGGCGACTCGATGCGGAGATTGCGAGCCGGGGAGATCGACCAAGCCGGTCGGCCCTGATTAGGGAATATGTGGACGCAATGCTGGCATCAGCGGAAAGGAAGCGACGATGAATGCATGTGTCTATGTCCTGGCCGATGGGGGAGGCTTCTGCAAAATTGGCGCGTCTACTTGGGGAAATTCACGCGTTCGAGAAGTGCACTCGCCTGCGCATATCGCACGGTGGGCCGTCGCTTGCACTCAGCGGCACCAGCTAGCCTATTCGATAGAGGCTGCCTGCCATGCCAGATTATGTAATCTGAGATTTGTTGCCGCCCCTGGGGCGGCCGCTATCAAGGGTCAGACGGAATGGTTTCGTTTAAGCGTGGACGACGCATTGGATACAGTAGCGAATGTATGGAAAGAGAAGGCGGGCGAGGATATCATGTGGAATTGGGATGATTCGTCTTGGGGGTGGCGCCCTAGATTCGGCGCATCATGCGACAAATAGCGACAATATGTCGCGCTTTATAAGCTAGACAGCCGTCGCTTTTTGGACCTCAGGCCGTTGCCTAAAAAAAGAATAGCGGGTATGGTGCCCCATAATCAACGAACCAATGCGCCCGGAAGCTGAAAAGCTGTCCGGGTTTTTCGTTTCTGACCTCCCCCAAATCACACCGGCAAGCAGCCCACACCCGCTAGATAGCATCAGAGGGGCGCATAGCTGCGGTCACTGAGTTGGGGTGTTGGGAAGCTAGGTTTGCGGCTCTCGCGAAAGCGATCCGCGTCTAAGACCCCACAACAGGGGCAACTATCCGGAATTTCCGGATAGTTCAGTTTCGCCTGCCATGTGCAGGATGAGCATTCGGGTTCGTTACGGCGAGCCCCGCTTAGCTGTTATCATACAATCTCAGCCACATCGCAGTTTGTATGATAACGCCAACCGGATCAGAACCTTTAACAACGCCGATCCTTATTAAAGGATAGAGCCCCAGGACAGGTGAAAGCCTCTCCTGGGGTTTCGTGTTTTGGAGCCTGAGAACGCCATGTGGGACATCTACACGAGCCCTTCGTTCTGGCTTGGGCTCGCTGTCACGGCCTTCAGCTTTTGGCTGATCTGGCAAATAGGCTGAAATTCAATTGCTGCTCTCGTCAGCACGATCTTCAGGCTTGGACACCTGAATATCGTGAAGAGTGCAGCTCACACTGGCGGCCGGTTGTTCATGGGGATGACGCCGGCCGCTGGTCTCTCCACACAATCTGAATGAGGGACGGATGACCGTCAAGGTTCGCTGCTTCGTGATCGAAGGCATGATCGCCGGGGCCATTTCCTCTTATGGGGGCCGCAACTCTGAGAACGCCGTCTGGCTTCCCAAGATGCCATACCTGGCACAGCAGACCGTAACGGCAGATGGAACCGCCGTCGCAACGGACCCGAGCATGTCGGTCAACCAGCACTCCAACATGTTGATGGTGGAGATCCAGGCCAACAAGCGTGTTCGTTACGAGGTCTCGACAAAGAATGTCGACCTCCGAAATGCAACTCAAGACAGCCCGGTGCTCTACGGAGAAAGCTTGATCGCTTTCGGGCAGGGCTATCGCATCAGCTTTATCGAGGACGGGGATTCAGTATGAACACCTACCAAGGCATCACCTTGACCGACGATCAGATCAGCATCGCCCGGGCTCGGCTCAAGATGCGGGTCCAGCAAGCCGTGCAGGACATGCACTCGGCATCCTACGATCCGGGAACGATCTCAAACCTCATTGCAGACCTTGAGGCGTTAGAGCGGTTCGAGGTGTTCGGCGGAGCAGAAGAAGAGAGCAGCCGCCCGGCCAAGGGCGCACGACGGGGGCACTGAGATATGTTAAGCACGGATACGTCAGCAGGAGAGAGATCCGATAAGCTTTTCGACCTTGGAGCCACCCTCTCTGAAGTTTCTGCGTTCTTCGCAGAGCCTCGCAGTGAAGATGAGTGGCTTTTATCTTGTCTGGTTTTGATCAAGCAGGATCGCCTTGGCAAATCGGCAGAGCGATCCCGCGTCCGATCGATTTCGAAGAAGAGGCGATTGGCCTTGGACCCAGTGTATCGGCTTGAAAACTCGATGCGGTCGAGGCTTTGGGCCGCTCTCAAAGGAAAAACGAAAGGTGTCATTCTTTCGCGCTTGGAGTTCACAATCGATGAGCTTCGGCACCATCTCGAAAGCAAATTTCAGGAAGGCATGACGTGGGCTAACTACGGCAAATGGCACGTTGACCATATTCAGCCCTGCGCAGCTTTCGACCAGTCTGTCCCAGACCAATTTAAGAAATGTTGGAGTCTTGAGAACCTTCAGCCGCTTTGGGCGAGCGAAAATGTCCGTAAGGGAGGGCGTCGTGGCAGCCCCCAAAGGTAACAAATTCGCGGCAGGAAACCCCGGCGGCGGCCGTCCGACCCAGTTCAAGCTTGAATATGTGCGCTTAGCAAAGAGCATGTGTGCGCTTGGTGCTACCGACGCTGAACTGGCGGAAGCTTTCGAGGTTAGCATCACAACCATCAATACATGGAAGGCTCGCCATAAAGAGTTTTCTGCTGCCCTGAAAATGGGGAAATCGGAAGCAGACGAGCGAGTTGAGCGCAGTCTCTACCACAAGGCATTAGGCTACACGTTCGACAGCGAGAAGGTGTTCCAGTTCCAGGGCGAGATTGTTCGCACTAAGACCGTCGAACACGTACCACCTGACACGACGGCTTGCATCTTCTGGCTCAAGAACCGCGACCCTGAGAACTGGCGCGACAAGACCGAGGTCAAGCATGACGCCTCGGAAGCCTTTGCAAACCTGTGGCAGCGCATTGGCGGCGGAACGGGGGCTGCTCCATGAAACGATCCGACATTCGATCTGAGATCGAGAACACGCTGAAGCTCTTGGGCTTCAAGAAAGGCCAGTACAAGTGGACCGGCTGCACGCTGGACTTGGTGATCGGGCATTCGTTCAAGACGATGCGGTTTCCGAGCGGGATGTCACGACGTGCCCTGATCTGGGAACTAGCAAGGTTGACCGGCTGGGTCGAGGTTCTCTCTGACAATTACACTGCCGTCAATCCAATGTTGAAGGTCAAATCCAAGCCTGCGAGGAAGGCGCGACTCGCCATTTTGAACGGAGAGGGTGCCATTGCTAACGCTTGAACGACTCCACCAGGTTCTTGCCTACGACCCAGCTACCGGCGAGTTCACATGGAAAATGCGAGAGAGCTATACCGGTAAGAAGCAGACTTGGAATATTCGTTTCGCAGGAAAGGAAGCGGGATATTTAAAATCAGATCCCAAAAGTCTTACTCATTATCGGATCATCGAGATTGATAATCGGCTTTATCGAGCCCACCGCCTCGCTTGGCTTTATATGACCGGGGAATGGCCATCTGCCGACATTGACCATCGCGATCTTAGCGGCAGCAACAATCGTTGGGATAATCTTCGCCTCGCCGATACCTCTCAAAACCTCATGAATATAGCTCCACGGTCGAATAACACGTCTGGAGTCAAAGGCGTTTGCTGGGACAGGGCGAGGCAGAAATGGAAGGTCGAGATTAGAGCCTACGGCAAACGGCATCAGATCGGCAGATATTCCACGATTGAAGATGCTGCTGCGGCTTACGAGGCAGCCTCACATCGATATCATGGAAAATTTGGCCGTACGTCTGGGCGGCTCCCGCAGGTGGAGATGCACGCATGAGATCAAGCGATCTTCACGTGGGAGATTTCGTTCAGCTTCCGACACCGCAAGGCGTTCGCCGGGTTGAGATCATCAAGATGGACGATGGCGGCTTCACGGTGAAGTGGTTCTCACCGGAAGGCTTAGGCCCCTACGTCGCCGTTCTTCCGCATGGAACATTCCCGCATAACACGCTGCACAAGCAGCTTTATGCGGATGAGAGAGCGGGCAAGCACGAAAGCTACTGGACGAGCCATTCTGATTTTACGGGACGGACGAGGGAGTTCTGATGGGCGAAAGTGAGGAAGAAGGTTTTACTCGGGATCTGGTGCTTGGCCAGATCGCCTACGCGAAGCAAGCTGGCATGAAAATCTATCTCAGCCCCAACATGACAACGCACGCCAAGCGCCTCGGGGTTTACGACGCGTCGGTCCATGTGGAAGTCGGGGTTCTGCCCACAGAACCGGGTCCGAGTGCGTTCAAAGAGCGGGATGCCGACTAAGCCATTAGCGGCGTCTTCTCCGACTTGGGAAGACGGATGGTTAGGCTCTCATCGTAATCCCTGGCTTTTTGCTACTTCAGTGCTCGGCTTTCTGCCTTACGATCCTGACCTTGCCGAACTTACCTCGGAGGAGTTCTCGGAAAGATGCGGCGCTGATGCCGTCATGCTTGAGAAATGGCAGGACGATTTTCTCAAGCCGGAAAACTTCTTCACTGATGCATCGGGAAAGACGACGGACAATCCCCGTCATAGTGTGAGAGCAGGTCACGGCGTTGGCAAGGGCGTTGTACTGGCAATCTTGGCTCTGTGGCATCCGCTCTGCCACTACGATGCAAAGTGCGTTCTGACGGCCAACTCGCAAGATCAGCTGAAGACGAACAACTGGCCGGAAATCCGGAAGTGGGCTCGGCGATTGCCGGAACCGCTCTACCAGCAAATCCAGATCGATGAG